GTTTGCAGTTCCAATACCAGTATTATAAGTAAATCCAAGTCCACGGTCAGTATTAGTATCTGTTGCGTGTACAACTGTTATTTCAGTTTGGGTGCTTATACCTGCAACTGCTGTTCCTTGGAATGTAAGTGTCTTAGTTCCAGTATTAATCGCAGTAACTGTTGTAATTCCACTTGCTGAAAAACCTGCATGTAAAAGAGTATCATTAACTGCAATACCTGTAACTTGGTCAACTACAACTGCTGAATCACCAGAACTAACTGCAGTCATTACAGTTCTTGTACTTGTGGTATCACCAACCATCATGATTGGATCATTAACAGTAGTTTGAGTAGAGTTAACTGTGGTTGTTGTACCATCAACTTGTAAGTTACCTTTAATGATAACATCACCCTCATTACTTAAACCATCTGGATAAGGGTCAATGAATATCTTATTTCCCTGTCCAGCTAGAGATGCGATTATATTATCTTCTATTCGGATGTTACCAAGAGTACTATTACCACCAACAATCATTTGATTATCGATAGTTACTTTACTACTTGTAAATTTTACATTTGCTCCAGAAAATCTTAATTCATCTGTTCCATTCTCATCATATTCTATCTTCGCATCAGCAGTTCCTGTTCCGTCTGCACCTCCACCAAATCCTAAGAAAGTGTCGTCAGGTATCATTACCTCACCAGATCCATTAGGATTGAATATTATATCTCCATTATTATTGGTTGAAGATAAAGTATTAGAGTCTAAAGTTAAATTATCTACATTCCAAACATCTATTTTTCTATTATTATCAAGTACTGCTACAATACCACCATCACTATTTCTTGTATTAGTTACACCTGCTAAAGCACCAGGTGTATGCTCCATCATAGATG